GTGACGGGTCGAATCCCAAGGAGTCTGCTGCATCCAGCAGCAGGGTCTCCAGGAGAACTACTTGGCTTTTCATTCCGTCCCCTTTCTGGGGTCTCGGGATCCAAGCCATCGTGAATCAATGACAGGCGGGGATTATTCCGCCTTGACGACCGACCGTGAGGTCAACCGTCCTAGAAACGCTCCCATGAGTGCACCAACCGCGAAGCCGGTAGCACCCATCAGGAGAATAATGGAGACGAGAAAGATGTCTTCCATGCGTTCTAGTTCTCACCAGCCGCGAGCTTCTTCAAGTTCGCGTTGGTGGCAGCAGTCTCCCACGTGTTGAGTGCGACTTCAGCGGCCTCGATATCGGCGTCGGTAATCCCAGTGATGGGACGATCGAACGTCTTCGAGACCATGTAGCCCTGAACGGTAACGAGCCCCGTGAGGGGATCGGTCACGTTCTTCTTCACGTAGAGCCGAGCCACGTTCCGACGGCGCTTTGCAGTGCCGCGGGGATCGAGGGTCAGCTCAATGGTGCCATCTGCCGACTTGAACGAACCGACCGTCGTACCCGTGAGGATACGAACGAGCGGAGTCGTTGTGCCGGAAATGGTGATTGACTGCGGATCATTGAATGCCACGATGGGCTCCTACTCTGTGTGCGCGTGCCTGGGAGGTTCCCAGGCCGGATACGCGCTGTTGAATTGTTGTGAAGTTGATGTTCAGTTGTTATTCAATTGTTCATCAACGGTGCCGGGCAAGCCCGAGCGCGATGAGGATCGCGAACTGAGGAGAAGTTAAACTCCCCAGCTGCGTACCGAATCCGAATGGAGTTGCTCGATCACGGACACGCTGGACGGTGCTATAGTACCCATTGGGTCTAGTCACCTTCTCATAACGTGTCTTCCATGCCGTTGACGCAAGCGTCGCGGACACAAGTTCCTGCTCTTGCACGCTAGTTAGTTGCGTGGTAAAGTAGGCGTAATCAACAGCATGTCTCCCCGAGAGGGGAGATAGCACATGCGCGTTGCTGATTGAGTTGCCAATGTTAGCAGCCCAGTCAACGAGCCATGACCATGGCGTTAGCTCCCACAGAATCGTAGGATCATCCACCAAGCCAAGTTGTCGTAGAACCTCTTCTGCCCTCTCTACAAACCCAATACTCTTGCTGCTCGGCTTACACAACGCCGAAAAGCGAGAACTGAATCTGTAGTCCTCACTAGTGAGGATCTTCTCTCGAGTAGTCCAATAGTGTGGAGCGAAAAACGACTCCGTACCACTAGTGGTCTGGAACTTCTCACCTGTACCCGCAACAAGGTTACGGTGGGTAAGGGTCCTATTCGGATAATCGACAACAGCCGATGACGCCGAAGGACCATCCCATGCACGATGACGCCGGTTCGACTCGGAATAGACCATGCGGTCCAAACCGATGAAAACCTTAATCATGTTTGCATACTCTTGGATAAGAGGCAACCAGCCGAACTGAATGTTCAAGTACTCACTCCCCACATAATTCAGGGCGCGAGATTTATTCTTGTAATCAAACAGAGCTCGGCGGTAGTTCTTGAGAAGTGACGGCACGTCCCCTCGCAACAGTTCAATTACTGTCGTAAGGATGTGAGCCGTCGGCCTCTCAGGAGCAGAATTAGCGAAGAAAGCGTTTGCAGTCCCCTGTC